AAACAACTTTAGCAATCACAGACCCAACTGCTGACCGCACTATTACTTTCCCTGATGCAACAGGAACAGTTGCTTTTGCTGGAAATGTTATTGCTAATTCGTTATTAACAACAACAGGCGACATCATCTATGCGTCAGGTGCTAACACCCCTGCTAGACTCGGCATAGGAACATCAGGACAAACTTTGTCAGTATCAGCAGGTGGAATAGTTGAATGGACTACTCCATCAGCAGGAACAACAGCCAACGACCAAGCCTTCGCCTTCGCGGTGCAGGTATTCGCATAAGGAGAAAATAAATGCCAACAACAGTATCAAGAATCCCTTTATCGGGTTCAACACATGGTCGTGGAATCAAGATTGCGGCGACTGCAACTGCTGGAACTCTTGTTCACACAGCCACATCTTCAACAACAGATTGTGATGTTGTAACGCTATACGCTTACAACTCATCAGCCTCAGCCGTAAACTTAACTATTGAGTGGGGTGGAGTTTCTGACCCTGACGATTTAATTAAGTTATCAATTCCTGCAACTTCAGGTCTTACCCTTGTTTGCCCTGACCTAGTGATTCGCAACTCTTTAGTTGTTAGAGCATTTGCTGGAACAACGAATGTTGTGACAGTTCAAGGATTCGTAAACCGCGTAGCAACTACCTGATAGGAAACTAAAGTCGATGTCGCTACCAAGCAGACTTTTAGGAGCGAACCCGTCAATACAGGTATCAGCCTTGTTGTCGGGTTCGTTATCGACCCCTAGTGCTAAACAAGCGTTTGTGCTACCTGAAGATTTTGAAGTTATTTCAAGTTATACAGTTAGTGGTTCAAGCACAACGACAATTACTTTTTCAAGTATCCCGCAAACCTATAAAAATCTATTTATTTCTGCTATCACAAGAGGTAGTGACAATAGTCCTAGCGGAGCGCCAAATGTCCGCATGAATGGTTATAGTGGAGCAAGTGATTATATGAGTTATTACTTGGTTACTCAAGACCAAAACAATCAAGCGGCGGTTGCCCATGGCGGTAATGCCAGTTACATGTTCTTTCCCGTGCATCAAGTATCAAGTGGTTCTATGGTTCAGAGTGATTATTTCAGTCCAAGCAGAATATACATTCCTGACTATACGAATACTTCAACTTTCAAGAACATATTCAGCCAAACAGGTTTTTGGAATACATCAGGCTCGGGAACCGAATCTCAAACTCGTTTTAATGTAAGTACAATGAAAAAAACAGACGCAGTAACAGAAATATCATTTTCTGTTGGTAGCCCTATTTATTTTGTGGCTAAAAGCCGTATTACTTTATACGGGATAAAATAGGGAGAAACAATGCCAAATTTTCATGAACATATTGCTACCAGCACATTGTCTAGTCCTTCTTTGACTCTTACATTTACCAGTATTTCTCAAAATTATACTGACTTGGAAATTAGCATCGTAGCAAAAGCGGCGTCCTCTCCTGGGCAACATTTATATGTAACTGTTGGAAATGGTAGTTACGACACAGGCAATAATTATTCTAATCAAAGTTTATATGCTCGTGGTGCGCCTGCTGGTGCTGTGTCAGGTGATTGGACCAGCACTTTTGCCGCAACATATTATCTGCCTTTTACTTCTTATATTTCAAGCACATCAAATAAATTTAGTACGGTAAAGTTTTGGATATTTAACTATTCTGCTACCGATACTAAAAAACCTTTAATGTATTTTTCTAATACGGTAAGCGGCAATACTTCTGAATATCCTTCTATTGAAGGTGGAAATGGTATATGGAACAGCCTTAGTGCCATCAATCAAATCAAATTTACACATAGCAACCCTTCTATCAATTTTGATACAGGAACCAGTATTTCAATTTATGGGATAAAGAAGGCATAAAATGGCAACCTCATACTATAAAATCGCAGAAGTTATTGTTGGTGGTGGGGGAACGACCAATATCGACTTTACTTCAATCCCACAAACATACAAAGATTTGTTTATGATTTGTAATTTGCGTGGAAATGCTTCAACTACTTTTTCTGTTCCAAAATTACAATTCAATGCTGATTATTCTGATAGCATCATGACCAATCGAATGTTGCGAGCAGAAAACGCTACTGCTAATAATGACACAACATCCGCAGGATTAGTAATTCGTAGAGCGCCTGGGGGAAGCAATACCGCTAATATGTTTGGCTCATCAACTATATGGATTGCTAATTATGCTAGTTCTACAACCCACAAGTTTTTTGAGGGTTTTTCTACCTGCCCATCAGATTCACAATCAACTTCTGCTATTGGAATTAGTGGTTGTGTATGGGCAAGCACTTCAGCAATCACTTCAATTCGTATTGCCGATGATAATGGTAATGGATTTGCTCAGTATTCATCAGCATTTTTGTACGGTATAAAGAATAGTTAAGGAAAGGAGAAACCATGTCCGAAGTTCTAACTAAGGTGGTCGTAGACTGCTCAACTGGCGTAAGCGAAATTGTGCCATTGACAGCAGAAGAGATTACTCAGAGAGAAGCAGATGCGGCGGCTTATGCCATTGCAGAATCAGAGCGCACAGCACAGGCTGAAGCCCTTGCTACACTTAAAGCAAGCGCAAAGGCTAAACTTGTCGCTGGCGAACCACTAACAACAGAAGAAGCAGACACGCTAGTTATCTAGTATTAAAGGAAAGGTAGGGTAATGACAACCCACTTAGGACTCCAACGGATATTACTTCCGTCAGCCCAAGTCAGTTCTTGGACAACGGGTGCTATCACCACGCCTTCTGCCAAGGGTGCATTTTTTTCGGGAGTTGTTAGTCAAGTTCTTGTCATAGCAGGTGGCGGTGGAGGCGGCGGTACAAATCAAAATGGTCATGGTCAAGGTGGCGGTGGTGCAGGTTCAATTCTTTATGCTAATGCTTTATCTTTAAGCCGTGGAGTTTCTTTTACCGTAACAGTTGGCGCTGGCGGTGCTAGTGGTGCTTTTTTATCAGCAGGTAGCGGTGGTAACAGAGGAACTAACGGTGGAAATAGTGTGTTTAATGGTGCTACTGCTTTAGGTGGTGGTGGTGGTGGTGTTGACGGTACTGTTGGAAAAGATGGTGGCTCAGGTGGTGGTGGTGGACAAAATGCTAACGGTGGTACTGGTACACAGACTGACCCAACAGGTTATGTAGGGTATAAAAACAATGGTGCGGCAGGGTCAAACAATTTAGGTACAGGTGGAGGAGGCGGAGGTGCTGGTGTTGCTGGAACTACTCCAGTTAATAATTTAACAGGTGGTGCTGGCGGTGCTGGATTAAACACTTGGTCACAATGGGCTACTGATACTTCTAGTGGAAGTAGTGGTTATTACGCTGGTGGTGGAGGCGGAGGCGGATACGCAAACGGTGGAACTAACAGTACAGGCGGAGCAGGTGGTGGTGGTCAAGGCGGATATTATGGTGGTTCGGCTGTCGCACCAACTAATTTTACTGGCTCAGGTGCTGGTGGTGCTGGCTATATGTCAGGAAGTACAGCCACACAACCTTCGGGAGCAGATGGAATTGTAATAATTCGTTGGGATAGTTCGGTAGGTGCGGCAACAGCAACAACTGGAAGTCCTTCGACTTATGTTGCAAATGGTTACCGTTACTATAAGTTTACTGGAAATGGGAGTGTAACAATTTAATGGCACATTTCGCAAAATTGGATGAGAACAACATAGTTCTTGAAGTTCATACTGTTAGTAACGATGCACTTGATGTATCTAATGAAGAAGCATCAGGTATTGTTTTTTTAACAGAGTGGTCAGGTGGTTATTCTAATTGGAAACAAACTTCCTATAATGCCAATTTCCGCAAACAGTATTGTGGAGTTGGTTATTTTTATGATGCTGTTAATGATGTATTTATTGCGCCTTCTCCATATCCTTCTTGGGTATTAGATAGTAATTTTGATTGGCAAGCACCAACACCTCAACCTGTTGATGGTTTATGGAATTGGAATGAAGAAACGCTTTCATGGATTGAAATAGGTGCATAAATGCCACACTTAGGACTACAACGCATAATGATTCCTGGGTCTCAAGTCTTTGCTTTTAATTTCGTCCAATACTCAAGCGCCGATTTATACGGAATCAAGAATAATTAAGGAAAGGAAATAACATGGCAGGTACAACAACTAAGGGTCTACGCTATCCAACAGCGGGAGATAACCCTGCCGTACATACGGACATCCTTAATCTAGCCACAGATGTAGATACCGAGTTAGATAACTACATCCTTGCCGCTTCTCCATCTTTTACCTCTTCAGTAACTCTTGGTGCTGGCAATACAATTATTTTTGAAGGTGCAACAAATGATGGTTTTGAAACAACCGTAACAGTTGCCGACCCAACAGCAGATAGAACCGTAACTCTTCCTGATGCGACCACTACTCTTGTTGGAACTAATACAACAGATACACTAACTAATAAGACCTTAACCTCACCAACTATCAATAGCGCAACAATTAACAATGCTACTTTTACTGGTCAGCAATCAGGTTTGCAAATTGCCTTTAACGATGCAATCGTTTTTGAGGGTACAACAGCCGATGCTTATGAATTAACTTTATCTGCTGGAGAACCAACTTCAGATGTAACAGTTACTCTTCCTAATGAGTCAGACATTCTTGCCAACCAAAACTTTGTACGAACATCTGTTCTAATGCTAGGTGGCATGTAATGACTTTTACCTATTCGGGTGACCCAAGTACCTCAACCCGTAACTATGTTCGTTTTCTTCTCAACGATACAGATTCTACGGATGTACTTTTTAGCGATGAAGAATTAAATTATGTAATTACTGAGTGGGGTGGCGACGCATATAACGCCGCTAGAGAATGTGCAGAAATCCTCATTGCTCGCTTTAGCCGTTTGGCAGATAGTAGTTCAAAGAGCGTTGGCGACATTTCTGTATCTGAGTCTTACTCATCAAAGGTAACTCACTATAAAGAATTGGCTGAGAGTTTATTGCGCCGTCAAATGCGTAAATCTCCTCCTAGTCCATGGGCTAACTCTGAAAGCCTTAAGTCCACAGATGATAGAAGTATTGACGATTACAATACCGATTTTTATGTTGGTATTACAGATAATCCAAATAGTAATTACGAACAACGAGTTCCTGAATAGGATTACTTATGGATGCGATATATCCAAAGGTAGCCGAGTTCATGACCGACTCGGTAGTTTTTACACCCAAAGCGTCTGTTGATAAGTACAACAAACCTACCTTTGGTGCTTCCAATACAAATGTGACTGTTACAGGTCGCCTAATTTATGACACAGTTAAATCTAAAGATGTTCAAGGAGTTGAAGTTGTAGATATTGGACGATTCATCACCTATGGTCCCGCTACCTCAATAACGGTAGGTCATAGGATGGTCGTCGGGGCGGACACCTTTACAATCAATGCAGTTGATAACATCGCAGACGAAAACGGAGCGCATCACACCGTCATCAGATTTGGACGGTAGATATGGCAAAGTCGTCTTTTAGACTCGACTTATTTGGCGACAAAGAGTTAGTCAATGCTTTAGAGGCTGGAAAAGAAAATACCCCTCAAGCAATAGCCCAAGCAATTTGGGAAGAAGCCAATATAATTTTTGCTAAATCACAGGTTTTAGTACCAGTTGATACTGGAGTTCTTCGTGGTTCAGGTGGTGTATCTGCTCCACAAATGGGAAGCCAAGGCTATTTTGTAGATATTTTCTATGGTGGTCCCGCCGCTCCTTATGCACTCTATGTCCATGAGATTATCGGCAACTATCACAACCCACCGACACAGGCTAAATACCTCGAGCAACCAGTCATGGAAGCGATGTCCACTATCCAAGAAAACATAAAGGGTAGAATTATCGACATCATAGAGAAAGGTCATAGGGGCTAATGGCAACTATTCTTGAATCAGTAGGTGATTACCTACAAAACACTTCAAGCGCTTTTGGCGCTCATGCCAGTCAAGGCACCCTTGGCACATCTATTTTTCTTGGAACCCTTCCTGAAACACCCGATGCTTGCGTAGCCGTGTATGAAAATGCTGGAAGTTCCCCAACTTTTACTATGGGTTCAGGTGGTATTCAAATTGATTACCCAATGCTTCAAATTATCGCTCGGGCGAGTCGTGAGGATTACCCTACCGCTAGAGATAAAGCCGACACGATTCGCATTTTACTTGCGTCGGTGCTTGAAAGAACCGTCTCAGGGGTGCATATTATGAGGATTGAACCGATGGGTTCAGTAAACTTGTTAGGAGTAGACCCGAAGTATCGTCCTCTAGTTTCGGTGAATTTCCGATGTCTAGTACGAATGTAAACGAGGAGCCACAGGCTCCGATAGAGAGAGTGGCAGACCCTTATGGCAGAAACGCAACAACCGATGAGTTCCAAAGATGTTGGAAATGTGACAGGCTCCTCTTCGAAAGCGCAACCCGCCCGTGGAGTATTAGGTGCCCCCGTTGCAAATCTAAAAATAAATCAGGATAAATTTTTATCTGAATTAGATTCTTTAATTGATGCAGGTCGTACCTTAAATGGTTGTTCTATTGGATTGATGGTTGATGCTTTAGATGAACCATTAAAAAACAAATTAAACGAGATATTTGTAAATGAAAAAGTTTTATCTTCTTCTTTAGCAGATGTTATGCGTTCTTACGGACTTGTAGTATCATCTTCCGATGTACTTCGCCGACACCGCCGTAGATTGTTAGGCAAGGAAGGTTGCAAGTGTCGTATTCCAAATTCGGTGATAAACAATAAATGAACATTGATGATGCCTTAGATAATTTACTCAAGACATCCGAGATGAATTCAGTTCAAAAGACTGAACCTCGTCAAAGACAAGCGGAGTGGTTGCCTGGGGTTACTTGGCAAGGTGAAGAAGGAACAGTCACAACTCAACCAATGGAGGGCGATAATGCGCCCGATTGGTCAGGAGTTCTACGAATGTGGGGTCTTGACCCTGAACATTTCCAAGTAGTAGAACCAGTTCTTTTCAATGTGTGGGGCGATACTTTAGGAATTCTAAATCGCCAATGGAAAGGCAAAGTAGTTCGCAAAGGCAAACAAGAGTTTGCTGATATTGAAGCCCTTATCCAAGAGATTAAAAAACATAAACCCCGTGAGCGTAAGCCAATGGTCGGTGGTGCCTCTTTAGTAGTTTGTGCCTCTGACTGGCAAACTGGTAAACGAGATGGCGATGGTCTTAAAGGTTTAGTTGGTCGATGGCTTCAGGCTATTGATGATGTTGAGTTTAGAATTAAAGAGTTAAAGAAAATTGGTCGTCCCATAGATTCAATCACAGTTCTATGCCTCGGTGATTTAGTTGAAGGATGCGATGGTCACTATGACATCCAAACTTTTACGGTTGAAGTTGATAGAAGAGACCAAGTAAAAATTGC